ACGAACTCTTACACAACCGCCCTCCTTAAAATGGTACTTATAAATCAAGGAAGTCAATTCGCGATCGTGAAGTATCTCTGCCAGCCTTTGAATTTCCAATTTTGGGAAAGTTTTACGTTTCCGTTCGTTGGAACTCGCAGGGTCAAACTCTCTTATTACAGGAGGTTTTCTAGAGAAAACATCCGGTGGAAAGGGCTTAGGCTCAAAGAACGAGTTAGCAACAATTCCGTTGGAGTCCTCTAGTAATCCAAGATCACACATTACAAAACCGCAGCCCAGTGTAAACAAAGTGGGTCTATCTACACCCTCAAAGGTTTCCAAAAAAGGATACTCAAAGAGTTCATCCAACATATGGTTCCCTGGAGTTTTCCAAGGAGATACATCAGATTCAGGCATTTTATCATCTGGAACGACAAAATTCCCGGCTACTTCTTCGAACGTTAATCGAAGGTAGCCACGTTCCAAACGGCGGAAATCGATATATCCACAGGCATACTTATCCCATCCTGATCAATTAGGATGACTATAGTGCACTGGTAGATAAGGACAGGTTATAAAACATATTAATTCATGTCGTAATCCGACCTTGCGACTTCACGAGTCAACAAAGGTGTTTAACGGTACTTCAATGTCTCTCGCGTGGAGATGTTGCAAGATAATTGAAGCATCTTGGAAGTAGTACTCGATCCTGTGAGAAAGAACTTCCCAGGATAACGGAGATACGTCATCTCCCCCAACAAATAGGGATTTGGCGAATTCCGCAGTACAAGGGTCCTCATAGGACTTATGCTTGGCAATGTCTACGCCAAGGTCACTAATGATTTTCTTATACTGAGTGGCTACTGATACGGAATTGATAACAATATCATCACCTAAAATAGCGTAATTTCTAAAGTACCCCTTCTTATGCCCCGCTAAATAAGAAGCATATCACACAATGGAATGGTGTGATAGAGCAAGCATAGCCCATGAGGAATAAAAACCCATAGGTTGACCTACTCTGTATCTTACGAACTTTGAAACGTTATGTTTACCGACATTTCTCCGGTATAGGAATTTTCGTCCTACCATAACAAAGACTCAGAGAATGATTACCATCCAAGAAAATTGGGGGATCATACGCTTCAGGATGAATGCCTGTGTGAAAATAGGCAGTCGATCCGTGGCTGAGGATAGATCGAGGGAAAATACTTTTGTTTTCCTTGCTCGCCCTAACCTAGTTCATTCCTGAATTCTTTTTCGTTGTCTGTCTTGATCAAATGTTCCATCTACGTGTTGAAGCTTACGCAGCATGCTAAACAAATGATCATGTATGGGTAGAAGTATCGACTGGGTTCATGAATCACCAATCGCTACTACTCGGCTCTTTCCTGACTTATCACTAAGTAAGGCTAGCTTCGAATGTACCAACTCCTTACGGAATTGATCTCTACCGATACTTCTCACGGAATCCCGTGTATCGATATAGAGATGCGAGAGTCTGGTGCAAAGTCCTACGTCTCCAAAAGCACACAGCTTTCGAAATAACAATAGAACCCACACACCAGTTCAAGACTCTTTTAGGGCAATGTAATCTTCTCTTAACCACTTTCAGGCTACGGGACCATTTGGACCTGATTTCACCGATGTTGTAAAGACCGGCTTAAATTGGAAGCTAGTTAAAAGTTTCCTATATGGCGTGTTATTCCACATAGGCGATCTGAAAAGACTATAAGACGTCTTAATCAGTCTGTAATAAGAGTGAGGATGATCTGTCACCGATGAGAGATTTCACCTAGGTTTTGTTTCCATAGCCCGGTGATAACTTAATAATGTTAGAACAAATATCAAGTGTCTCTTTGATTTGAATCCTATAAAAGCTCAGTGAAAACCTTTCGGAATTCAGTGAGACCCCTTGTGTGTTAACTTCCACAAAGGATGATTCTTACAAGGCTCTCTATTACTAGAGAGTACCCATCTAGTCATGTAGTCACATCGGTCTTTATACGATGCTATTCCATGTTTGCCTCGATGTTTGGCCAAAAGTCGACCTTTCATAAGACAATAAACAGGCTTTCGAAGATAAGATCTCGGAAGATCAAGTTGTAGTAGCCGTGACAAACGGTCTATTACATCATGTATTTTGATTTTGTGTTTTTCAATATCAGAATTCATGTGTTTATTTTTCATAATGATTTGGTTAGGCTTTGCCCTAGAATTAATTTCTAGGAGGCCTCTACATAAGGATTAGATAGGGTTAAGTAAGTTATGATCCTTTGGATAACTCACAGAGAGAAGGGCCCGGGTATGTGTATTCCCAG